TGGCAGTAGCCGCCGCCCAGAATCGCGCTGACGAACCCTCTCGCGAATTCGTCTACGCATCCGTACGTGCTGCTCGCGACGCGATGAAACACGCGAATGACCTCGACGATGCGCGGATCGGTTTCCTTGCTGTCACCCATACAATCTCCTTTGAATCCCGTTCCTCAACGGGCTGCGCGCAGGCCGACGCCGATGGTTCACGAGCCGATCCGCAAAGACCTCACCCGGATTTCCCACCGACGGCGGCGAGCCTGTTTGGCTTCTAGCTGTGAATGTGTTCGGTTCGTGGGCTCCGGGTGTAGAGGTCTTTGCGGTGAATCGACCCTATCACCGGCCGCTGACGCCTGTCTCCCGATTTCGGGTAACGGTGCGGTTTTGCGGCCACAAATCTCTCGACGTCGGCGGGTAGGTCAGCTCCGCCATCGCCCCTCGAACCGCAGAATCGTCGCGAGCCGTGGCACACCGCTCGTGTTCCGTCCCGGCCGATGCAGCACGTGCGAACCGACGAAGATCACGATCTCGTGCCGCTTGAGTAGGAGCCGCGTGAACGCGTCGGGCTCGTCGTAATAGTAGTGCTGCAGGTGCGAGCCGGGCACGAGCTCGGTCGCGCCATTGCGCTCCGTGAAGTCGCAGCTCGCGCAGAGCATCGTCACGAGCGCGCGATCACCAGCGCGCAGCGGGCCGCGATGCGGTTGCTTGCCGTCGGCGTACGTGTCGTCGTAGTGCCAGCGGGACGTGGTCTCCGGTGCGAGCTTCTGCCCGCGCGTGACGAACTGCGCGCCGTCGAGCACCAGGGATGCGAACGGCAGCATCTCGCGCTCGATCAGCAGCAGTCGCGCGCCGATGCGTCGCGACGCGAGCGAGTAGCCGTGCCGGCGCAGGTCCTCGGCAACGAGCGCGTTCACGACGGCCCCGGAGGCGCGTTCGTCGTCGGCGGATCCGGAATGCCAAAGTCCGGTGGTTGCGGTGCGGTGCCGCGCCAGACATAGCTCGCCGTGTCGAGCATCAGGTCGACGGCGATGGCTCCATTCTCGAGCGTACCCCTTTCGACGTTGGCCACCCTCATGATCGCGGCCACGTCCGGGTTGCCCCACCGCAGCCACACCGGCTGTCCGCGCCGGAGCCGCAATGCCCAACGCCCGCACATCGCGCGGCACTTGAGCAAGGGCTTGCTGCGAGCGGCGATCTCGCGCGCCACCACGCGCTTGGCGAGCTCGCGATCGTGGATGCCGGGCATGTCGAGCTCGAGCTCCTCCTCGGCGTTCTGCGCGACGGCGTTGCCCTGGTTCGGCGACGTCTCTGATCCGACCTGGTAGTTGTTCGCGCGGTCCGTGAACTTGATCCGCACGCGGTTGGTCAGCTCCGGCCAGCCACCGAACGCGAACGACTTGAGCTCAATCGTGTTGCTTCGGTTGATGACGGGGATCGTGTTCGGATCGAAGTCCGGGCGCACGAGATACAAGGTCAGCTTGCCCGTCGCCGAGTCCACGTCGACGCAGCCGTCGATCTGCCGCAGGATCTCGCCGATGATTTCGTCGCCGCTCGCCTGCGCGTCGATGCACCGCGAGTAGCCGTGTCCCTCGTTGCGGAGCGTGTATTGCGCAGCCTTGAACGACGGCAGGTCGATGTAGCTCTCGTCGAGCCCGAGCTTCCCGAGCTTGTCCTTGAGGATGAGATAGATCGCGTTCGCCGGGTTGAGGTCCTGGCCGACGCGACCATACGTCGACAGCTCGGGATGCGCGTCGTGGTACGAGCTGGCCTCGAACGCGTACGCTTTCTCCCCCGAGCGGCTGATTGGCCAGCCGTCCGGATCGCCGTGCAGGAACACGCTGATGTAGCCGCGGTAGTTTGCGATCTGCTCGACGGCCATGATCTGCAGCATCGCGCGGCCCACGTACGTCGGCGCGCTGAACACGTTGCTGTTGTCGGCCGCGAGCACCTGGTTCGTGTTGCCGTTGAGCGTCTCGATCCACATGAAGCCCGCGAGCTGGATCGGCGTCTCGAGGTTACCGTCGCCGGTCTGCAGCCAGTTCTGATCCGCGTCGACGTTGCCCGTGTACGAGTAGTAGTTGTTCAGCTTGGCATCGCCGATCCACATCTGGTGCACGCGGTTGGTGCCGCGGCCATCGTCGCAGCCGATGCCGACCACGTAGAGCAGGTGAGCTCGCGCATCGTTCGCATCCACCGGGTTGAGCCACGTCACGCGGCCCCAGGCCAAGATCGGTTGGCGGACGATCGTCCTGCCAAAGATCAACGGCACCGGTGTGCCCTCCTCGGTGAGAGGGAACACGACCGGGTTGCGCGGCACCGTCGGCTTGTCGGAAAACCAGCGGTGATAGACAAACTGCGTCACGAGAATCGCGGCCGCGGTTGCTTCGAGCAGCATCTACAGCTCCCCGTCAGACGGATGGAGAAACGCGCCGACGACGGAGTTTTGCGGCGCGTGGATGTTCCGCCGCGGCAAGCGATTGAAGCCGCCAAAATGGACTCTGTTTCCGAACCGTCGAGCGCAGGTCTCGATCGCGCGGTTGCAGCCGGCGGACACCTTGACCTGATCGCCCATCTTGAGCGGGGGAATCGGCATCTGCAGCGTCAGATTCGCCACCGATGAAAACGGCGGGTTGAGATCGGTCTGGCTGATCACAGTCATGACCTCCCCGCTCGCCACGTGCTCGAGCTCGCCGAGCACCGCCCACGTGCCGAGCCGGCCAACGTCGAGCAAGTCGACGCGGACCTCGCGACCGTTCACGTAGAGCACGCTCGTCGTGATCTGGTGTGCGAGCCCCGTGGGTCCGACGTCGCTGCGCGAGATGCCGCACATCGCGCCGTACAACGTGTGCGGGCAGCTCCGCGACGCGACCACGCTCGGAATCACGCGCAGCAAGGCGCCCGACGCGCGCGCCTGGACGCGAAACACGGCCTCGGTGCCATCGTCGCTGACGCTCAGCCCGGCGATGTGCCCGTCCCAGATTGTCTCGACGAGCGTGGACGAGTAATAGCGCCGCACGACCACGGAGACGCGCTTCGGCGGCGAGAGCATCTGCAGGTAGCGCCGGACAACGGCGTGATCTACCGGCAGCGTCAGCTCGAGATCCTTGTCGCCGAGTCCGACACCGGGCGGGCCAAGCTCGCCACGGGCTGCAGCCGTCGCCGTGTAGACGTTGCCGTTGTACGAAATGTCGTCCGTGCCGGTCGTGAGCCGGTGCGTCGTCGAGCCATAGCTGATCTCGATCAGCTCCGAACAGAACCCGTCCTGCTCGCTCGACTCCAGCGCGAGAACGTCGTCGGCCATCGCCTAGCCCCGGAGTTTCTCGTCGAGCTCGGCGAAGAGACGCGCTTGCTCGTGGTTTGCCATCGTGAGCCTGTGCTCGATGGCGGCGAGCGAGTGTGCGGCGCGCTGAAACCCGAGCAGCTCGTGCTCCGCGGGTTGACGCTGCAGCTCGGCGATCTTGCCGAACAGTCGCTCGATGTCGTCGAAGATTTCGCGTTCCAAGTTGGTCATGGTTCTCTCTTGGGTTGTGGGTCAGTTGGCTCCGCTGCGCGGCTCGAGCCACGTCAGATCGATCGGCTCGAGCTCGACGCGATCGATGGCGGCGAGGTCTCGCTCGATCTCCGCGCGCAGCGGGTGCGCCGGGTCGATCACGCACAGTTTCTCGAGCGTGTCGCGCGCCGTCTGCCTCAGGTGCGCGCACAGATCGCGACGGTCCGCCACCGCGCATCCGATCGCGAACCCGCGCAGACGATCCGCCGGCCACTTTGACTCGCGAAGCAGCCGATCGCGTTCCTCGCGGCCTTCGACGGCGAGCGCGTGCAGGTAGCCGGTGGCCTGGCTCATCAGACGGCCTCGGCAGCCTCGCGCAGCGTCTTGCCACCGTCGGCTGCGGCTGCGGCGCGGGCTGCGGCGATGAACTCGCGCGCCTTGGGCGTGTGCTGGTTGACGGGTAGGCCCGTGCTGAGCGCGTAGGCCATGCGGAGCGCGGTGTCGTAGAGAGCTTGCTGTTCGGGGGTCATGGTCCTATGCCTTTCGCTGTTCTTCGCGCGCCAGGTTGTAGAGCTCGCGACCGAGCTCGGTCTTGAGCACCGCGGCCGTTGCGTCCGGTCGCGAGCAGCCGCGATCCGCGGCGTGCTTCGCGATCACCTCATCGAGTCGGCGCTCGGCCGGCGTCATGCGCTTGCGCGCGGCGACGAGCTGCTCGTCCGCGAGCGCCTGCCGGGACTTCGCGAGCTCGGCGTAGCGATACGCCGCGGCGTCGTCGCGTGCCTTTGCGACGGCTGCACCTCGCTCGGTGTCGGCCGTCCGGCGCGCTTTCTCGAGCGCCGCGAAGCTCGGCGAGATCGAGCGTAGACGGGTGCGAGCATCGACGCGATCGAGGTTGTGGGCCACGGAGAATTCCTCGATCGACTTCTCGATATCGGTGTCGATCTTGTCGATCGCGGCGTCGATCGCAGCGGTGTACGCCTCGACCGGGCCAGCGTCCCGACGGCGCTCGGCAACGCGTTGCGCCCCGTATAGGTGCCGGCCTTTCTCGGTCCGGCAGAACTCGGAGATTCCGAGGCCGGGATTCTCGGCCTCGAACGCGGCGCGCGCCGTATCGAATGCCTCGGCTGCCTTCTCAACCTCGGCGGATGCGGCCTTCACGACTTTGGCGAGGAGTTGTTTTTCGACGTCGATCATGTTCGTTCCTTACGTGAGAGAAAGTGGCCAGCGCCCGCCGTGAAGACAGGCTCTCACCGGGGCCCCTGCTCGCCTCGCGGAATTGCGGGCGAGCCGACGAGCGCCGGCCGAAAAGGAGAGAGAGCGACCTGTCTCTATGGCGCGCGCTTGACCCGCCAGGATGGCGCGCAGCAAAGACGGATCGCTCTCTCGGAGATATGACTGGCGGGTCACGAGCATAGGTTTTCAGGTCAGCGCGATCGGGTCGATTTCAGGTTCGCGTGCGGGCGCAACGTCACCTCGTCGACGGCGCGGCCGGCGTGCTCGATCAGCCCGAGCGCGTTGCGGTGCGCCTCGTCGCGATCGAACTGCGGCAACGAGCTGTCATCGGCGCGCGCCAGGTACTCGAGCGCGCGAGTGAGGCTCGCCACGGCGATGCGCACGTCGAACGCGTCGCGCACCGGACGGCGCGCCCTTGCGCGGCTGGCCGACGTAGCGGATCCGCGTGAAGCCGTCGCTCTCGACGATCGGCCGGTGATGCGGTTTGGGCGGTCTAGTCGTCACTGCCATCGTGCCCTCCGTTGCTCGTTGCTACGGTTAGAAACGGTGCAATCGCCGATTCGGACGGTCACCACGGGTCGCTCCGTCCGCCGCCGAGGTCGCCGTCGTAGTAGTAGCCGAGGCTGTGCACGATGGGCGCGACCGGCGAGGCGTTGCGCGCCATGACGAGCGCGCTCTGGCTCAAGCCGAGTGTGAGCGCGTCGACAAAGTCATCGTGTGCGCTGCCGCCGGTGCCGCTGAACGTGATCAGCTCTTGAATCACCTCGTGCAACCCCGGCGCGTGCTCGTTGAACACGACGTCACCTGACAGGAAGAACGCGAGCACGGCGTGCAGGCGTTGCAGCTTCGTATCCTTCGCTGGCACGCTGACGAGTCCAGCGATGCCGTCGGCGCGGAGCGCACTCTCCAGCGAGCCGCCGGCAGCCGCGCGCTCGATCACCTTGCGCGCCATCGGCCAGCGCTCGGCGAACACCTTGAACTTCGCCTGCACCTCGGGGAAGTCGGCCCGCGCGCGCCAAAAGTCGAGCACAACGTACTTCGACTGCCAGCGCCCGACGGCGACGATCACGTTGTAGTCGCCGGACTTCGTCTTGCGGCCGGCTGCGGTGTCACACGCGATGACGACCGAGTGCACCTTGCGCGGATCGATCTCGATGCTCGGGCCCTGCCACGAGCCGCGTGGCCGCGAGCTTGCCGCGTCGGGCATGCCCGGCTCTCGCCACCACCGGATCGAGTCGAGCTTCACGATCGAGCCGCCGGCCGGTGCGGGGCGCTGCTGATACAGCGCGGCCCAGCGGAGCGGACCACAGCGCTGCTTCTCGGCGGCGATCACCTCGGGCGTGAACCGCTCGGGATGGATGCTCTCGCCCTCGACCGTGCGCCAGTCCGAGAATCCGAGCGGCGTCGTGCAGTGCTGCTCGGCCTCGTACTCGCACGGCAGATTCAGGTGACACCAGCCCTCGCGGATCCGCATGCCGGCCCAATCCTCCGGGTGCATGACGCGATGGCAGATGCCGACGCGGATTGACGACGCGAGATCGTTCACGCGGTTCGCGATCGACGAATCCCAGCGCTCGAGGACAGCGGTGCGCAGCGCGTCGCTGATCGCCTCCTCGGGATCGTGCGGGTCGTCGACGAGGATCAGGTCGGCGCGCTCGCCGATGATGCGCGAGTCGATGCCGATGGCGTTCCGAAAACCGCCCGCGGTGTTGGCGAACTGCCCTTTGGCGTCGATGTTGTCGCGGATCTGCCACGTCGGGCGGAACGTGCGCTGGTACCAGGCCGAGCCGATCAGGTCGCGCGCGTACACCGAATCACGGAGCGCCACGCGCGGGTTGGTCGACATGCAGATCGCGCGTAGCGACGGCCAGCGGAGCCAGATCCAGGGGATCAGGAACACCGCTCCCACCCTGGATTTCAGGGTCCCGGGCGGTAGCGTCGCGACGAGGTTGCGCACCCGCTGCACGAAGCTCGGGTCTCGCTGTCGTGCGGCCCAGTCATCGACGACGGCCTGCAGGTGCTCGCAGAGGGCTTGCAGATGCCGGCCCCACACGAGCGGCGTCGTCGGTTCGTGCACGTGCCATCCCGCTCGCACGAAGTCGGCGAGCGAACGCGTCAGCAGCTCTCGCTCGAGCCGTGCCCGCAGCGCCCCGACGTCCCTCACTTGCCGTGCTCCTTGCCAGGCTCGCCACGCTGCCCGCTGCTGCACGACAGCTCGGCCCCAGCGGCAACCGGGCTGCACGTGCGCTCGGCTTGCCTACGCGCCCGCTCGGCGTCGAGCTGGCCGAGGATCTGGTCGATCTCCAGGCCGAGCGCCTCGCGTAGCAGCCCGAGCGCGAGATCGCGGTCACCGGCCGTGAGCAAGGCGACGAGCAGCTCGGTGGCATGAGCGCGCAGCCACTGGCCGGCGGTCAGCGAGCGGTAGACGTCGGAGACTTGGGCGCGTGTATTCGGTGACTTAGGCATGTCAGTGTCCCGGTTCGGGTGTCCCGACGTCAATCGTCGTCGGCAACGCGCGGTTCGCTGAACCGTCGGTTAGCGCCGGTCCGCCGTCGATCTCGGCGAGCAACTCGCGCAGGCGCTCGGTCGACAGGTGCTCGAGGCTTGGCTCGTCCTGCTCGCGCGAGACGTTCAGGTCGAGGCCAGCGGGCGGCTTCACGTAGCCGCGATCGATCAGCGGCCACAGCGCGATCAGGCGCTCCTGCGGCGAGAGTGACTCGTCGCTTGCCACGCGCATCGCGAGCTCGATCACCATGTCGGGGTCCACGCGCTCGCGTACGCGCTCGGCGAACGCCAGTCCGGCACGCGGCCTGCCACGAGGGTTCCCCGACTGCCCCGGCTTCCACGAGCTCGGGGTCGGCCCCTTGCCCTTGCGGCTCGGCGGGATGCGCTTCGGCTTCACCACCGGCTTGGCACCTTGCTGTTCGTCCATCTTGCTTTGCAGGTTCGGCGAGCGAGCTGGCGCGGGTCGATTCAGCCCCGTGCAGCGAACCCGTGCAGCGTGCACCCCTAAAGGGGGGTGCACTGCACGCACTGCAGTGCAACGGTGCATGCACTGGCTTGCACGGTTTGCACTTTCAGTAAGTTGCGTGCACTGGTGTCGCGCCCGATCGTCTAAGTACCTAGTGCAACGTCGCTGCACGGCTACTCGCTCCCTGCACTGCCCGGAACCGTCACCCGGCCGTCGTGCAGGACGAGCCGCGACGAGTCCAGGAGCCGATCGAGTGCGGCTGTGAGCCGGCGCTCGGGAATCGGGCGCGAGTCGTGCGTTCGCAGCGCCGTGCGCGTCAGCCTCTCGCCGCGCATGGCGAGCTCACGGACGAACGTGAACACCGCGTCATCGTCCGTCTGATGCTTGGCCGGCCCTTTCTTGAAGTCGGCGCGCGAGAAGGTCCACGTTGCCGAGATGGCCTCGCCCTGGTCGTTATCCACGATGCGCAGCTCGAGATCGAACGCGCCCGCGGATCGTGCGCCCTTCACCTGCGAGACAACGCGCGTCTTGAACTCGTTGGTGCCGTCGCCGTCCGCGTCGGATACCGCGAGTAGCGCGTCGAGCGAGCCATGGATGGCCGACGAGCCGCGGAAATTCTGCCCCGCGTTGCGGTTCGCGTTGTCTTTGGTGCGCTTCACCGCGTGATGTACGACGAGCACCGCGCAGCCGAGCAGCTCGGCGAGCACGCGCAGCCGCCGCATCACGTCGCGCATCGAGTCGCTCTTGTCCTCCTCGCCGCTGTGGATGTCGCGCAGTGGATCGAGCACGAGCAAATCGAGCTGCCCGATGCGGCGGCATGACGCGACAACCCACGCGAGATCGTCGTCGGCGAGGACATCCAGGAACTCGCCGCGCGGGCGCGGCTTGAAACGCCCGCGAGCGAGCGAGCGGTTCGCACCGGCGAGTAACGCACGCTCGCGGTTGCTAACCTGAACGCGTTGATCCTCGGCGTAGAAGTACGCGACCACGCCGCGCTTCGCCTTGAACTCGCCAAACGCCTTCGTACCGGTCGCCACGGCCAGCGCCATCTCGGTCGCGCTCCACGTCTTGATCGCCGCCTTCGGTTCGCCGCCGATCATCGCCACGGCGTTACGCGTGATGAGTCCGTCGACGAGCCACGGCGCAACGTCGAATTCCTCGGAGAGCAGGTCGACGCCGTCGAGGTCGAACAGTGGCTCACGCTTGCGCCCGCTCTTGCTGTCGAGCTTCGCCTTGACGTCGGCGAGCGCCTGGTCGAGTGCGGCCTTCCACGGGTCGGGTTTCGCCGGCTCCGGGTCTGCTAGCCCCGATGCGTCGGATGCGGTGAACCCGAGGCGCTCGATGTCGTCCGCGGCCTTGTGGATGCGCCCCAGCCGCTCGCGATCGAGGTCGATCGGTTCGTCGCTCATGTTCGATCTCCGTCGAGCAAGTAGCCGCGCGCCAGCCGCGAGCGCGTTGCACCGTCGAGCTTGTGGTCGATGTCGCGCTCGCTCCATGGGTACGGCGAGCCCTTGTCTGTCGTGCAACGCGGATTGAAGTCGGCGAGCAAGATCGAACGCGCGACGTGCGCGTCGAGATCGAAGCCGCGCACGAGCGCCACTGCGGCAGCCCAGAGCGCGTCGTGCCCGCCTTCACCCGAGATCGACGCCGGCATCCGCGCGAGGTAGGCGCGCGCTCGTCGCACGCGCAGCTCGTCCGAGACGATCGGGCTCGTCGTCGGCATAGGCAACGGTGGTTCGCCTGCGCGTAGCAGTGCGGCCAGCCAGCGTGCGGGCAGCTCGGGCAACGGCCCATCGTCGTCGGCGATCCATCGATAGCCCTTGCTCGGCGGTAGCACCACCTCGCCGCCGTCGGCGCGGACGTCGACACCTTGCCTCCCGAGCAGCTTCGCGAGCTGGCCATCCTTCGCACCGCTGGCGATCCGCTCGGCGATCGGGGGGCGCGCGCAGTAGATGTGCAGCCCGCCGGAGCGAGTGCGCACTACCTTCGTGCGCGGCAACGGCCCGAGCACGTCGGGATGTTCGAGCTCGGCGAGCAACGCTTCGCCGTCATGCTTCGCGTCGACGTCGATCACGATCGTTCCGGTTGGCCAACCGGTCGGCATGCCGATCGCCTCGAGCAGCCCGCGGCGATACCAACCCAGGATCACCTCGGCATCCGTCGAGGAGTGCTCGGCATGATCAGTCCCGGTCCGGATCGCCGGCTTCTTTGCGCCGGCTGCCATCGGGAAGATGCGCCAGGCCGGTGATGACTCGGCGTAGCCGTACGCCGCATCGAGGATCGCGGACTCGCCGACGTGCCACGGCATGACTACGCCGCTCCCTTGCCCCGCCAGGTCGTCCACTGCCCGGGCTTCGCGATCCGCATCCTGGCGAGCCTCGCGGTTAGCGCGTCGACGACGTCGCCGAGCTTGCGATCAAGATCGGTCGTGCGTGCACGGGTCAGGATCTCGAGCTTGCCGTCCATCTCCCATACCGCGACATAGCCATCGATCTCGTCGGCGATCACCATGCGATGCGCCTCGGCGATCTCGTCATCGCCCGCGGCGAACACGACAGCGTGATCGCGGCCGATGCCGTCGGCGTGCGCGAGTAGCATGAGCGATTGCGCGAGCAGCACCGGGGTCACGGCTGCACCCGTAGGATCGGCACGGCGCGGTACGCCCGACGGCGCACGATCGGCGCGATGCCGGCGAGCCCTCGGCCGTCGGCGATGCGCCCCCATGCCACGACCGTGTACGTCGCGCAGCCCTCACACCATTCGCGTGCACCGTGGTGGACGTCCTCGTAGACCGAGCCACACGTGAGGCAGGCGCCTGGCGAATACGTATAGTGCTCGTCAGCGCTCGCGCGTAGCTCGTCGACGCTGACATCGACGAAGGCCGCGATCTTCGCGAGCAGATCGTCGCGGCTCACGGCTGCACCTTCCCCACCGTCCGCGCGTCGCGCCAATCGAGCACGTCGCCGAGGCGCCAGCGCACCGAGCGGCCGACCCGGAAGTAGCGCGGCAGGTCGGCGCCGCGGGCCATGCGCTGCCGGATCGTGATCGCCGCCAGCCCGGTCAGCGATTCGAGTTGGCGGATGTCGATCGCGCGCTCGCGGTCGAGCTCGGGCGGAAGCTCGATATCTGCGGCGTCATTGCGGCGGTTGGCGCCGCGCGTTTTCGTGTCGTGTGCCATGAGCACACGGTCGGCGAACGCGGCGCTTATGTACTCGGGACAATCGCGAGCTGCTGTTTGTCCCTACTTCTCGCGCTCGCGTCGCTCTCTCAGCGCGACAGCATCGAACCGCGCGAGCACGTCACTCCGCGTTGCGACGCGTTTCTCGGGCAAGCTGGCCAGCGCGCGCTCGGCGCGAGCGATGTCGGCCTCGATGTCGCGGCGGCTGATCTCGTTCCCGAACCGGTCGAATGGCCGACCCCACTTCGCTGCAACGTCGAGATCGTCGAGCGCACGCTGGTCTCCGTAGGCCGCGAGCAGCGAGCGATCGTGGGCGAGGCGCTCCTCGATGGCGCGCCGACGGGCGTCAAGGCGGCGCTCCTTCGTGCGGTCGCGCTGACCGCGATGCCGATGCGGCTGCATGCCGCGCTCGGCGAGAATGCGATCGATCGTCTCGTGCACCTCCTCGCCGTCGCGAGCGCTATCGATCCAGTCCTCGCGCCACGGGTTCGTGTAGCGCTCGAGGGTCTCGCGCGCGCGGTGATACTGGCGATGTAGCTCGTCCTCAAGCGAGCGGCGCTGCTCGGGTAAACTGATGTCGACGAGCGCGGCCGTTTCGCGCTGCACCTGAACGATCGCGTTCATGTAGTCCACCAGCCGCAGCGCGTGCCCTCGATGCGCGTGCTGTTGCTCGGCCTCGGCTCGCGCCTCCCGCTCGGCTGCCTGCCGCTCGGCATCCTGCCGCTCGTGTCTCGCCTGCACCTTCGCCCGTGATCGCGGCTTCGGTTCGGCTCGTCGGTAGGTCCCGCGCGTGGCGGGCTTGCGTACTGGCATCGGGGCACCCTCGTTGCCCCGGTGAGAAAGGTCGGCCCCGCACCCGAGGGAGATGCGGTTCGCGCCGGCTCATGACTTCCGACGGTGGCCTAATGAAACCCTAGCAGGTAGTCATGACGCCGCACGTGCTCGCTTCTTCGTCGGCTTCTGCTCGGACGGCTCGAGCCGCGCCCACAGCGCGCGCTCGATCTTCGCCTGCTCGCCGGCCAGGTGCGCGAACGCTTGCTTCACGTACGTTTGGTTGACGCTCTGCCGCCCGTACGAGTGGTTGGCGAGCACGGAGCGATCGAGCTCGGTAACGCCCGCCTCGGTCGCGACCGAGAGAAACGTGCGTCTGAGCGTGTGCAGCCCTGGAAGGTGCGCCACGCGCTTGCCGGCCTCGTCGAACCGGTACTCCTTCGGCTCGGCGAGCGGCTGCACCTCGAACGGCGCAGCACGCGTCAGCGACGGGAACGCGTAGCCAGCATCGCCGCCGTACGGCCCGAAGATGTCCGCGTTGCCGCGACGGCGCTCGGCGAGCAACTCGATCACCGTCTTCGGTAGCGGCAACACGAACGCGCGCGCCTCGCCGCCCTTCGGCTTGGGGACGTACAGTGCGTTTGGTGGAATCTCGACTTCGCCGACGCGCATCGGCTTGCTCGTCAGATTCACGTGCTCCCAGCGGACGCTACGTGCAGCCTCCGAGCGCATGCCGGTGAAGAGACAGAACAGCTGCAGGTCGCGACGCACAGGCGAGAGTGCCTGAACCTTGGCGAGCCAGTCGGGCATATCCACCTCGTCGATGCGCTCGCGATTCGGCGTGTACTTCGCCGCCTTCCAGCCGCTCGCCGGGTTCGGCGCACCGAGCCCCTCGTCGCTGGCGCCGTCGGCCGTATTCCAGACTGCCGAGACCTGGTACTTGAGGCGCCTGGCGAGCGACAGCTTGCCCTCCTCGACGAGCTGATCGTGTCGCTCGCGGAGGTTGGAGCGCTTCATGTCCAGGATCGGCCGATCGATCCACTCGGGCAAGAGCCGCGGGATCTCGCTCTCGATGGTCTCGATCGAGCGCTCGGTGCAGCCGTCGTTACGCATCGCGCGCACGTGCATCTCGAGTGCGTCGCGCAGTGTGGGGCCACCGGAGCGCGGTTGGTGCTTCGTCTCGGGCGCCACGCCACTCGTGATCTCGTTCAGCACGCGCGCCGCCTCTTGCTTGGCGGTCTCGAACGTCAACAAGCCCCCCTTCCACGGCTCGCCGAGCGCGCCGATCGAGCGCTTGTAGAGCTTGCCCTTGTGGCGCTTGCGAACAACGAACACCTTGCGGCCGGTCGCGCGGCTCACCTCGACGCCGAGCCCCGAGCCCGTCGAGCACCAGTAGTACGCGCGCTCGGCATCGGTCGGCAGGCACTTCGTCGCGATCGTCTTGGCAGTGAGCTTGAACGTGTTGGCCATGGCTGTGTCCCGGTGGATAGCTGGAGAGTGTCCCGGGACACAACTTCTCATATCGGGACACATGACGCCATAGGATTGTCGTCGGTAACCCGAATATCTCCATGTCGTCTAACTACGCGACATATCAATAACGCGGTAATTCGTAAACCGTAGGTCCCCGGTTCAAACCCGGGCATCGGCTCCAACAAACGAGCGCGCAGCGCTCCCGGAGAATGAGGATGGGATGGGCCGATGGCCACATCGCGCGGCTACTGCGCGGTGAGATCGTTCAGTTCCGGCCACGCGGCAACAGAATGGTCGGCAAGGTTTCGAGCGGGCAGCTCTGCACGGTCGAGCCGCTCGGCGACCGCGTGCTCGCGGTCGACGACATCGTGCTGTGCCGCGTGAAGGGCAACCAGTACCTGCACCTCGTCAACGCGATTCAAGGCGAGCGCTACCAGATCGGCAACAACCGCGGCGGCATCAACGGCTGGATCACCCGTCGGCAGATCTACGGGTGCCTGGTAGCGGTCGACTGACGGTGACACGTCAAGCGATTCGAGGTCGAGGTAGGAAGCAGCGCGTGCTCCAACCAACTGTGCACGCAGCCGGCTCGATGGCGATTGGCGGCGCCACTGCTGAGCCGCGTCGTGGATTAGGCCTTGTCCCGACGCGGCCGCAGGGCGCAGGCTGACGCGACGGAGCGTCGAGAACGTGATCGTGCCGCTTCCGAGCAGGCAGTGTCAGGATGTCTACAATGGAGCCGGTGCGAGTGACTACGAAGACGGCGCAGGCGCGACCCGGCGACGGCTGGCATCCCCGCACCGTTATCGTCGTTGCGGCGATCGCCGTGTTCGTCATCAGCGCGTGGGTACCGTTTGGTTCCACCCTGCTCTATCCGCTCACGCTCTTCACGACGTGGGTCCACGAGATGGGGCACGGCCTCACTGCGCTGGTATTCGGCGGCGAGTTCCGATCGCTGGAGATTCATGCGAACGCTGGCGGACTCGCATATGCGTACGCGAATCACGGCTGGCCCGACGCGATGGTCGCCGCCGGGGGCCTGCTCGCGCCGCCGCTACTAGGTGCGCTACTGCTCGCGTTCGTGCACCGGCCACGTGCAGCGCGCATCGTGCTCGGCGTGCTCGCTGTCGCGCTCGTTGTCTCGCTCGCGATCTGGGTGCGCTCCGCCGCTGGCATCATCGCGATGCCGCTGGTGGCGGCGCTCCTCGGCTGGGCCGCGTGGCGCGGGTTCGCCGAGAACCCCGGGCGCCGCGTCTTGCTCGTGCAGGTGCTATCGGTGCTCCTCGGCCTCGACACGCTGACCCGGATGGTCGGTTACTCGTTCATGGACAAAACGTCGGCGGGCCAGCGCTCCGACGTGTCGGCAATCGCGGACAATCTCGGCGGGCATTACCTGCTGTGGGGCCTCGCGATCACGACGCTCGCGCTCGGCATGCTCGCGCTTGGTCTGTGGCGCGCGTGGCGCCGGCCCAAGCCGTAACATTGTTGAGGTCCAAACCACATGCCTGCGTCTCGAACGCAGGCGTGGTGTAACGTCGACCGCATGTGGCCGCGGTTGGGGACGAGCAAGCTGATCTCGCAGTGGATGATCGTCACCCTGATCGCATCGTTCATCGCGGCCATCGACGGTGGTTGGCTCGTCGGCCGCGCCGCACTGATTCCGTCGCGCGTGTTACAAGGCGAAGTCTGGCGATTGGTTACGTGGCCATTCATCGCGCTCGGCCCGCTCGAGATCATCTTCACGGTGCTCGCGATCTTCAGGTTTGGCAGTAGGCTCGCCGAGAGCTGGGGCGACTGGCGGCTGCTGCGGTTCATGACCGAGATCGTGCTCACCGCTGCTGTCGCGACCTGCCTGCTCGCGTTGCGCGCCGGGCAACACTATCAGCTGCACATCGGTGGCTGGGCCGTCGTCAATACGCTCGTGATCGCATGGGCGCGTCAGTTCCCCACCGAGACGCTGACCCTCTACAACCTGGTACCGCTCAGCAGCCGCAGGCTGATCACCGTCACGATCGGCGCCAACGTCCTGCTCGCGATCTACCTCGGCCCACTCGCCGTCGCCCCCGCACTCATCGCCTGCGCCGCGGCGACCGTTTATCCGCCACGCTGGCTGATGCGCTGACTCTTCGGGCGAGGACGGTGCTCACACCCGGGCCGGCTTGCGGCTGACGAGACGTACATCGCGGCGAGCCTGTTACGGGGCCCATCACTCGAGTAGCGCCTCACGCGGGGACGTAGGTCAGCCGGACCACGTCCTCGCCGATGCGGTCCGTGGCGACAAGGCGCAGCGGCGGCCGCGCGCCGGCGAAGTACGGCTTTCCGCCGCCGAGCACGTAGGGTCTGAAGTAGAGCCGATACTCGTCGATCAGCGGCGCTACAGCAGCCGCAAGCTCGGGCCCGGCGACGTCGAGCTCGCCGTCGACCGTCGCCTTCAGATCGCGGACGAACGCGCCGAGGTCGCCGCGGATCAGCGTCGCGTTCGGTCCGACCGACGCGAGCGTGCGCGACGCGACCCACTTCGGGTGCCGTCGCCAGGCGGCCGCGAACTCGCGCTCCGCTGCGTCCCACTCCGGCCGATCGACATCCCAGTAGCGCATCACCTCGTAGATGCGCCGGCCGTAGATGGCGCCAGCGTGGCCGGCCACGACGTCGAGGAAGTGACGAAACACCACCGGGCCCGGCGCCGGCATGCAGAGCGTACCCGCCGCATCGTCGACATAGCCGTCGAGCGATTGCATCATTCCGAACACGAGCTTTGCCATGCGCGGATGGTAACTCGTGCGGGCGAGCGAAATCCGCGATGCAGGCGAGGCAGGATCGATCGTCGTACGGTCACGCTGATGCGATCACGGTAGCTACAGCTGCGCGCTCGCCTCGAGCAGCGCCTGCCCGAACGCCCACAGGCCGTCGGGTGTGCGCGCGCTGAGCGTGCCCGCGCGCATGCTGCCGTGGAAATTGCCTACGCTGCGCGGCGTCGCCGATCGAGCGTGCCCTGGCCGCACGCGCACCGCCGCTCGACCGCCCCGATCGATGAAACGGTATGACGGACGCTAGTAGCACTGCAGCTGCGTTGTCATCGAACCTCCTCGAAGCCGCAGCAGCGCGGAAGGAGAACGCCCCGTACAAGACAAGAACAAGAAGGAGCTGCTCGCGGCGGCGAAGCGACCGGCGAAGCAGCGGTGAGACCTGGGACGTCGGAACGCCCTCGGGGGCCTGCACACCGATCTCGCTCAGCGCTCGACGGGCGTGACCAGGACGACGCGGATCAGCTCGCCTGCAGGCAGAGCTCGATCTTGTTGACGACGAGCGAGCCGGAGCTCGGGCCGGCCTTGATCCGGATCAGCACGTTCGC